TACTAAGGTTAAAGATTGGGATAAGGCATGGGCAAAGAAGATACAAGAAAAGTTTAAACTAACAGACTATCAAATGTTATGTTTGGCTTTTGGTAAGGGATTTATACTTGGAGCTCTTCTTCTTTAATGGAATTAACTGAAGAGAATGTACTCAAAGTGTTAGAGGAACTTATTCCCTATATTGAAGCTGATGGTGGATACCTTCAACTTTACGATATAGAAGATGGATATGTTAAAGTAAAATTAGGTGGTGCATGTGAGACATGTGCCATGAGTACCATGACTTTAAAGCAAGGTATAGAGAAGAAACTGATGATGGAGATACCAGATGTGGTAGGAGTTGTGCAGGTTCTCTAACAGAGTGTTGGAGTCCACACTGAAATAGGCACAATTACTCATTCTGTGCTATAAATATTATCAGTATGGGATTGAAGGATCATGCCCCAACACTACACAGTCGGATATCACGACGTAGAATTAAAGCACTATGAAATTTGTGAGTATGCAATGACTGCATATGACGCAATACAGAATTCCAAAGAGGATGTTCCTGCACTAAAGGAGCATCCTTCTTTTATTGACTATGCATTAAGGGAGGTTTAAAATGAAACATGAAATAATGTGGTGGATGAGTAGACTCACCATCATGGGAACTTCTTTAGGATTAGCAACTTGGCTTGCTGCACAAGCATATGTTTAAATAGTATGCTATAATATTTTTCTTAGTATATAAGTTATGATGTTTACTACTATTCCTCATGGAAACTATGGAGGACTTCCTCCTGAAGGACAACTTGTTGCAGTTATTTTAATACTACTTGCATTTTTAGTTGGGTATGGATTGTATCTTACCTTTGGGTCAGGTAATGAAGAGTTAAGAGATCCTATTGATGAACATGCCAAGATGCATGAGTTAGGTATAGCACATGGACATGGTGGTAGTAAGGAAGCTTATACTATGTCAGGTAAACTTGAAAAGCATAGTCATCCTCCAGATTTATTAGGATGAGTGAGGTTGTTCATAGTGTAAATATTATGATAGCTATACTTCTTGTAGGGGTATGTGTTACAATCTACTGGGTATTTAAATACGATGATTGGAATCCTAACCCCATTACTAATAGCGAGCACTCCAGGTCAGTGGATACAGGACATAAGGAACTGGGAAGCGGAGCAGAGTAGAACCTCAGTAGAGGAGATGCTAAATAATACACTTACTGAGTATGAAGATGGGGAAGATGGTTCCACCGAGCAGGAAGAGCTGCTACAACTTCCGAGTAGTATCCATAGACAAGGTACTGGACGGGGATACGATAGATGTCACCATAGATCTTGGATTCGATTTATACAAGAAAGAACGGGTAAGAATTGCGGGGGTGGACACACCAGAGAAGAGGACTAGAGACTTAGAAGAAAAAGAATTAGGACTTCATGCTACTGATTGGATGAAGAAACACTTGGAGGATACAATTGCAGGAGATGAAGAACTCACTATTAGAACTGAACTTAAGGGTGGCATGGGGAAGTATGGTAGGCTTCTTGGTTGGCTCTATATTGGCGAGGATACTGTTTCCTTAAATGAACAAATGATTACGGAGGGTTATGCTTGGGAATATGATGGCGGAACTAAACAGAAAAATTTTGAGGAGTTACGTGAGATTAGGCGTTCGTTTGGGACACTGGGAGAGTAACGACCAAACCTACATTGATTTACATGGCGCAACAGGTAGACGTGTCTATGCTGACTGGCCTATACCAACAGAGGAATATGATAGAAACTAGAGAAGATTTTCTTACACTCTTAAAAGAGGATGCATATAAGAAAGGTGATTTTAAATTATCATCAGGTAAGAAGAGTGAGCACTATGTAAACTGTAAGCCAGTAACCTTACAGGGTGATGCCCTTATGTTTATTAGTTGGTGTATCTTTGAATGCCTTGAAGAGGATTGTGATGCCATAGGGGGACTCACATTAGGTGCTGACCCACTAGTAGCAGGTGTTGCTATAGTATCAGCAATAGAAGAAAGATATTTGGATGGTTTGATAGTAAGGAAGGAACCTAAAGGACATGGAACAAAGGCATGGATAGAAGGTCCAACCTTAGCACCAGGTTCTAAGGTGACGGTATTGGAAGATGTTATTACTACAGGTGGTTCTGCTATTCAAGCAGCAGAGAAACTAAGAGATGCTGGATATGTAGTTGAGAATGTAGTTGCTATTATAAATCGTCAAGAAGGAACAGAAGCAGATGATGCTATGGATGATGCTGATTTGAATTTGATTAGTCTTTTTAAATTGGAGGAGTTATTCTAATGGACATCCAAAAGATTGCATCAACAGGAACAGCTATTGCAGTAGTAGGTACTGGTGCTGTAGTAGGTGGCAACCATCAGATAGATAAAATGCAAGGTGGTCCACAGAAGAGACAGGATGCACAGATAGAAGAGATACGTAAGGTAGTAAGAGAAGAAATATATATACAGTTAGTTAATAACTGGCCTAAGAGTTCTGGACCTGTGAAGGGTCTTACAGTTCCTAAGCAAGATTATAGAGAAACCACACCACAGAGGTAAGTATGTCAAGTGAAACAGATATTGAACAGAGTTCTAAGATAGCTGCTCTTGAAAAAGATATAGAAATCTTACGTGGTGAAGTAGCACGTTATAAAGATAAGGAACATGAAGACCTTACTACCAGATTACGTAGCTTAGAGAAGCAAGTATGGGGTGCTGGTGCAGTCATTGCTGTGCTCTTTGCTGGTGTTGGTATCATTACTCAGATGGAAGATGATGATGACTGGGATGAATCAAGAATTGAGCAAGTAATTTATAGAGCATGATACCTGATATTCCTGTTGTTGGTGGTGAGAGCATACCTTTCATACAGGTTAATGGTACTGGAATACAATTAATACAAACTATTAGACCAACAAATGCAACTATAAGACCTATTGGTGTGAGTGTTATTGCTGATGCTAGAGTGTGGATGACAGAACCTTCACAGGCAATCCCTCCAACTGTTCCTGTTACTGTTCTTGCTGGTACTCCTATAGTTAATATGCCAGGTTGTGTAAAGGTTCACAAGGAGAACGCAAAGAATCCACAGAATAGAAATAAGATGTTGGTCGATGACGACCCTAAAGGTAATACAGTATTGTGTGATGCTGGTGCTCCATACTATACACCAGCAGACTATGATTATAGAGGACTAAGTTGGCAAACGATAAACACAGAATCAGATGAAACACCTGAAGGTATTGATACTGGAGAACCACCTGCACCTGATATACCAGATCCTCCAGGAGCACCTGAAACACCTGGAGGTGGTGCTGAAGGACCAGTAGAATGCCCTCCTCCTAATGCAAGAAGAATAGGAGACCTGAATCAGGCAGGTACTGAGAAAGTAAGTGGATATAAATTAACTCCTGACGGTAAAGTTTGTGAGACACAATGGGAAGCACTTGGTTTTGCTGAACAATACCTACCCAGTGTTCCTATTGTATCTACTACTGCTACTATTGCTCTTGTTGCGACTTCATCTGCCCTACTTGCCAAGCCCCTAGCAGACCTTCTTCTGAAAGTTGTGAAACCTGTGATAAAGAAGGTTGTGGCAAAGGTAAAGAAGATAATGGGGAAGAAGGAACCTGTTCTTTCAACACGGGAACGGATGCTTGCTCAGAGAGATCGGAATCGGGCGGTGATGGAACTTCGGAAGGCACTGAAGAAGTAGGAGTAGTCCACTCTGGTTGTGGTATCTGGTGCTCATGTGGAAGTATCTTACCGCCAGGTGCTGTTACAACTACATCAGCACATACACTAAAGTATGGTGACTTGGGATGGAACATTATACCAGACTTTTTAAGTTCACCACAATTTTTCAAACGCGCAATCTCGAAATCTAATCTTTTATTAGCAACTACTTGAGCAGCTAGTGCATTTTGATTTGCTGCCGCCTCATGGCACTGCCTTTGGAATTTTCTATTTAATGGTACAGAGAGTGTAGCAGTTAATCCTACGTTAAATGATTGGTTTGCTCTCATATCAGTACGCACTGGTTTAAACCATGATGGTGTCATTTCTCCACCACTATCAACTATATCAGGAACACCATTAGCACTGTCTATATCTTGAATGATGGAGATGTCTGATCCATCAGGGAACCATCTGATTGTTTCTCCAATAGTATTACCATCAGTTCCATCAGAGACATATGTTCTATCATCGTACCATGT